TACTTAAAAGCTACAAGTATAAAAGGATGTTATGAAGGAGACTGGACTAACGAATCTAATCAAGTAAGTCAAGATAATAGAGTAAAAGGTCATAGGCACGATCAATCAGTAATGAGTATTTTATTAGCAAAAGAAAAAATAAAACCTTTGCATCCTCATTCAACTTTCTTTGCTTATTTTGGTAATCCTGGACATTTACCTCATGCAGAATCAGTTTGTTTATTAAGTCAAGGATACTAATGTTTCAACTACTAGCAACTACATACATATTAGCAAAATTTATCCCAAAACCTTTATGGTTACATCGTAAACCATTTACTTGTCCTCTTTGCTTAACTTATTGGAGTTTCTTAATTTATCAAATAATTAACTTTACTAACTATTTTGATTTGATTACAATTCCTTTTACCTTTGCATTAATAGCTTCACTCTTTGAACGATTAAACGATAGGTATCTATGAACGAAGAAATAAAGCAATCTTTGTTAAACTGGGAGTCAATGGGTAAAAACTATTCACCTACATTCAATTGGACTGAATTAAACGAAATAGCAATTAAGTTAGGAAACAAACCTTTTAATTTAGGATGCTCAGAATGCAGGAGACAATTACTCGATTACTTATTAGCAACAATCAAAGATGGAAGCAGTAAATAACCCTGAACACTATGGAGGTAAACAAAACACCTACGAAGCGATAAAAGTAATTGAAGCATGGGAACTTAACTTTCATTTAGGCAATGTAGTAAAGTATATTAGCAGAGCAGGTAAGAAAGACAAAACTAAACTTAAAGAGGACTTATTAAAAGCAAAGTGGTACTTAGATAGATATATAAATGAATATACAAAAGGTTAAAATAACTGCAATAAAAAGCAATCCAAACAATCCTAGATTGATTAAGGATGATAAATTTCATAAATTAGTTAAGTCGATTAAGGAGTTTCCTCAAATGCTTGAGTTAAGACCAATAGTCGTAAATGATGAAATGGTTATACTCGGTGGCAATATGAGGCACAAGGCATGTATTGAAGCTGGTTTAAAAGAAGTAACAATAGTAAAAGCAAAAGATTTAACCGAAGAACAGCAAAAAGAATTTATAATTAAAGACAATGTGGGATTTGGAGAATGGGACTGGGATGTTTTAGCAAATGAATGGGATGCAGAAAGTTTAGAAGAATGGGGTTTGGATTTACCTTTTGAAACAGAAACTCATTTAGAAGCAGAAGAAGATGACTTTGAAATACCTGAAGAAGTTAAAACAGATATAGTTTTAGGAGATTTATTTGAAATTGGTGAACATAGATTGCTTTGTGGAAGTTCTACAGATGTAAATGACATTGATAAATTAATGAATAATATAAAACCTGATTTAATACATACTGACCCTCCTTATGGAATGAATGCTGTTAGTAAAAGTGGAGTATTAAGTAAAAATTATAGTGTAGATATTTTAGGAGATGATAATACAGATGTGGCAAGAGATAGTTTTAATTTAATTTATTCATTATATCCAAAATCAAAGCATATTTGGTGGGGTGCAAATTATTATTCTTCACATTTACCAGATAGTGAATGCTGGTTAGTATGGGATAAAAATAACGGAAATTCAGACCAAACAGATTGTGAGTTAGCTTGGACTAATTTTAGAAGTGTTGTTAGGCAATTTACACAATCATCTGAAAAAACAAATAGAGTACACCCAACACAAAAACCAGTTTCTTTAGTTGAATTTGCAGTTGATAAATCAAAAGAAGAAATTAATATAATAGCTGATTTTTTTGGAGGTAGTGGAGTTACAATGGTTTACTGTCATCAATCAAAAAAGAAATCTTTATTAATGGAACTTGACCCAAAGTATTGTCAAGTAATAATAGACAGAATGAAAAAACTTGACCCAACAATTAAAATTAAAAAGAACGGAGTTGAATTAAAATAAAAAAATGTCCGACAAAACCGACATAAAAAAAAGAGAAATACTTGAAGCATTAGAAAAATCTTTAGGTATAGTTACAACTGCTTGTAAGCAAGTAGGAATCAATCGTGATACATATTACGAATGGTTAAAGAAAGATAAAGACTTTAAACGTAAAGTTAAGGAGTTAGAGAATGTTGCTTTGGACTTTGCAGAAAGTCAATTGCATAAACAGATAGCAAAAGGCAATCCACTAAGCACAATGTTTTATTTAAAGTGCAAAGGCAAGAAAAGAGGATATATTGAACAACAAGAATTGAAGGTATCAGGTAACATGAAATTTACAGCGGACTTTGGCGAAAGCAGTACTATACACACCACACAAGAACCAGAAGATAATTCATAATGCAATAAATAACGGAACTGAAAAATACTATGTAATAAACATAGGTAGGCAGTTCGGGAAAACTTTATTGGCATTGAATCAAATGTTATTTTGGGCTTTAAATAATAAAGGATCTAAGATAGCATGGGTAAGTCCTGTATATAAACAATCTAAAAAAGTATTTGAAGAAACGTTTAAGGCGTTTGCTAAAAGAATGGAGATATACCGAAAGGTTAACCAATCCGAGTTAATTATAGAATATATTACGGGCTCAACAATTCAATTTTTTAGTGCTGAGCGATACGATAACATTCGAGGTTTCACATTCGATTACTTAGTTTGTGACGAGTTTGCCTTCATGGATGAAAAGGCATGGACAGAAGTTTTAAGAGCAACTGTTTTGGTAAAAGGTAAAAAGGTGCTTTTGATTTCAACACCAAAAGGTAAAAATCATTTTTACAAGATGCACCAATTGGATGGCACTAATGAGCAGTACAAGTCGTTCACAATGACAAGTTACGACAACCCAATGATAAACCCATCCGAGATAGACGATGCTAAATTAACCTTACCTGAAATGATATTTAGGCAGGAATACTTAGCCGAGTTCATTGATGGTTCTGCAATGCTATTTAATAACAGACAATTAACAGATAATAAATCTTATGGTAAAGCATTTGCAGGTATTGACTTAGGAAGGGCTGACGATTATTCGGTGCTATCTATATTCAACGAAAAAGGCGAACAGTTCTACATTGAAAGGTGGAGACATAGTGACTGGTCCACAATAGTAAAGAATATCGCACAAGGCTTGAGGACAAATAATGTCCAAACTGCATTAGTTGAGGTTAACTCTATTGGAGATGTAATCTTTGAAATGCTACAAAAGGAATGTTCAAGTTACTGTACTATCGAAGCATTTGTAACTACTAACCAAAGCAAAAAAGAAATAGTAGAAAGTTTGATAGTGGCCAATCAAAACAAAGATGTTAAATTCTTAAATGTAGATTGGTTAGATAAAGAACTTGAAATGTTTACCTACGAATATAACCCTAAGAGTAGAGTAATTAAATACGGGGCTACAAGTGGATTTCATGATGATGGTGTAATGGCTTCATGTTTAGGATTCCATTCTTACTCTAAATACAAAACAGGTAGATACACAATAATATAATTAAAAGGTACTTTTTAAAATGATGAAGATTGAATTACCAACAAGCTGGCACGACATCTCGATAGAGAAATTTCCTTTAATCTATGACATAGTTCGAGATAAAGAGATTGATCCTATTGATAGAGAAATTCGTGTTATTTCGATTTTAGCTGATATTACAGTTGCAGAAGTTGAGAAAATAAGAATAGACCAACTAAAAGAACTTATCAAGGCTGTAAACTTTATTTTCAAAATGGAGTTTCCTAAATCAGTTGAGATGTTTAAGCACAATAGTTTTAGATGGGTAGTAAATTATGACATCACTAAATTAAGTGCAGGAGACTTTATAAGTCTAAGCAAATTAACAGAAAGCGAAGAAAGTATTATTGGTAACTTACCTCAACTTGTGGCAATGTTTGTTAAGCCTTATAAACTTAAATGGCTTAAATTAAAAGAAGTTGAAATGGATTATAAGGATAAAGTCGAACACATTAAGAGTATGAATGTTGGCATAGTTTATCCTTTGTGTGTTTTTTTTTGCAAAGTTATAGAAGGTTTGTATCCTCATATAGAGGACTATTTGGTAAAACAAATGAAAGAAGCGAGGATGACAATGGAGAACGAATTGAACGAACTGAAGAACAAAAGCATTTAGACTATTGGAGCTGGTATGTTACATTGGATAGCTTAAGCGGAAAGGATAGAAGTAAATGGGACTTTTACTTAAACATGAATGTAGTTGCGTTTTTAAATTATTTGAGTTACATAAAAGATAGGAATAAATGGCAAAAATAAACCAACAGCAATTTAGTGAGTTAGACAACTTTTTAACTGATTTAGAAGATAAGCTAACAGGTGAGCAAGACATTTATTCTGAAAAAGTAAATGATTTTTTAAAAAGAGTTAAGGATAATTTAGAAAAATACAAGTTTAATGCTTCCGGGAATTTATCTCAATCATTAAAGGCATTACCAATTAAGCAAAAACAAAATGGAGTTACAGTAACCATTGAACTCGAAGATTACTGGCAAGACTTAGAAAAAGGAACAGCACCAAAAGGATATTCAAAAGAAAACAGAAAAAAGCTACAACCTAAGATTTTAGAATGGATAGGTAATAAACCTGAATTGCAAAGCATAGCAGGAGATAAAAAAGGACAAAGGTCTTTATCCTATGCAATAGCTACAAACATTCTTAAAAAAGGAACTATCAAAAGATTTGGATATAAAGGTAAACCATTCTTAACCGAAGAGATACCACAATTAGAAAAAGACATAACACAAGAATTTGAATAATGGCAATAACAATATACAACACACCTAACAGCTACGCACCCGTTTACAACCAAATGATATTTACTTTGAGTTCAACAAACGTTGCTCAATCTAATTTTCGTTATATAGCAGATATTTATGTAAATGGTTCAAGTGATTATACACGTTTAGAAGTAGGAAGAAACCCCACTAACAACTATGGAACATTTGATGTGGCAGGAATCATTCAAAACTTTTTAACTAGAGACTTTGAAGATAACACAACTACATTTAAGCAATGCGGTAATTCGATAGCTTATTATGAAGTAAAGTTTGGCGAGCAGTATGGGGCCAGTAGTGGAATTACAAACTATCCTAACTTAACAACAAGTTCAGGTTATTGTTTTAACGGGGTGTTTAGTCCATTAGACTTTTTAGACTTTGCAACAAACACTTATGTACTTCAAAATAGTTCAAGCCAATTCCTTACTGATAGGCCAACTTTTGAATCGAGAACAGGTGAAAAACTTATTTTAGGTTTTATGACTGATGCTGCAAACGAAGCCTATAATTTAGAAATTATAACCTATTATGATGAAGGCACGATATTCAACACAGTAAGAGTTCAAAACCCTTACACAGCTTTAAGCAATAGACAAGACCGTTCAATTAATGTAAGAGTTGATTATGACTGGTTAACTACCTTAGTAAATGCTGACTTATCATTTGGAACTACTCCGATATTTGTTACTAATTGGGAATATTACGAAGTTAGAATAAAGAATAGTACAGGAACGATAGTAAGTGAAACAATCCGTATTTATCCTAATGAAGATATTTGTAGTAAGTACACACCAATTCGTTTTAAGTTTATGAATAACTATGGTAAGTACGATTATTACACTTTTACAGGTGCAATGACTAAGAACACCAACATTAAAAGAAACACTTACAAAAGCAATCCAAATCAATGGAGTGGCACTAATTACAA